TTGAGACTGGCGCAATTTTCCAGCCTACTGTAGTTTGGTCTTTCCATAAAGGAAATAAACTCGCACCGCTTATTTTACCCGTTGCTTCATCGTAAAGATGTTGCCCTTCAAACTCTACAGAGTTGGTTTGTGTACCTGGTAAACTATCCGGTCCACATTTAGAAGTCGCATCGATTACGTTAGACGTTCCCGTCCAAGATTGACTTGTTAAACAAACAACGGTATCGTAATCTGTACCTCCAGCCGGATCGATAAAAAGTAAAACGTTTTTACCTGATAATTTGTGTTCTGCCATTTTAATTTAATTTAATTATGATTGAAAAATTTGATGTCTTATTGTTAAAATCCTTTCCACTCTCTCAATGCTTCCATCTATGGTAAAATCCTGACTAATATCACTTTGTAGCGTAGATGTTACCATTTGATTATTGCCCATATCTAACTTTTTATTAACTATCCTCTCTAATACTTGCCCCGCTATATAATCGCACGCTGCACCTGAATTATATTTTATCCCGTCCGTAATAACTGACACGTTTATTGTTGTGTCGGTGTCATCACTATTCTTGGTTGATAAATCACTATTTTGAATGCCAGAAAAAACAATAACTAAGTCTGTACTGTAGTTGTCGGGAATACGATTATAATATACGCTCACGCTGTTACCTTCGTAGGTAATGCCTGATAACTCCGAAAAGTAGGTTTTGCGTAAATCGTAATTTATATCTCTCATTTAAAATATGCTTTTAAATTCTTTATCAATTTTGCTCTGTTTTTTACAAACGCCGGGTAAAGGAACGGTTGCGCCTTTATACCGTTACGAATGATATGTAAAGCGATTCCGTACGCTGCTTGTTGCATTGCATCCAAAGAACTTTTACTTTTTGACAAGTTGCCTGATTTTGTTTGCAAACCGCCAATACCTTTTCTTTTTACCCACTTCATTATCCTTAGCACAAAATCTTTATAATTGCCACCGCCTTTACCTTTAAATTGTGCTGCGTATGATTTCCAATCACTTGGTAAAGTAGCCACATATTTGGCTGCAAAACGCTTCGTACCAAATTCGATATAAGCAGCATAATCAGCATTCACACTTACCGTTAAAGTATTGCCTTTTAATTCATTTGCAATGCTGTTATAAAGATGCCCTTCGTCTTTCGGCGCCAATCGCTTAGCATCGGTAACGATGTCATCACCAAAGGCTTTCAATGCGTCTAATATTTCCTTTTCGGCTTCAATACCCTTTGCTTTAAAAGAACTAATTGCAGCCTCAACACCATTTAATTTTAAAGTAATCATACGCTAACATTGCATCTTAGTATTAAAAATCGTTTCCTACCTTCCTCTTGTACACTTAGCGACTTAATCGCTAGTTGCAAGTCGTTATACTCTACAATGTAACTTTCGTCAATATTTCGATTTCGGATAGTTACTTTATAGTCATAATTCCATTCTTGCTGTTTATTAAAAGAACTGCTACCTCTCTTATCTTCTACCTTTGCCCACACGGCGTAATTTTCGTCTAACTCCTGAACATTACCGCCACCTTCGTCTTGGGTAGTAATGTATTTTTTTAACGTTACCCTATTTCTCATTTCGCCTATCATAATACTAATCTATAAGGTGCCATTAATGTTTTAGCTAGTGGGTTAAAATCTACTTTAATATCCCCTCTATTTTCGTACATAAACGCAACTTGCATTAATAAAGCCGTTTTCAGATCCTTTGGCAATTCTGCACCCGTACTATACACCGCTTTGATGTACTCTAATTTGTTTTTGATATACGGAAATTCCGTACCTACTAATTCGATTTTGTCTGTAATGTTTTCGCCATCTTCGTCATAAAACAAAACATCCGCTTCGTTGCTATCAAACGCAATAGGGCAATACGGTAATAAAATATTACCACATTCGTTTCTTAATACCGCCTCAATATCATGATTAACAAAACTGCGATTAGTATAGCCCTCGCAACTAATACGTGCAGCCTTTATAATCGTTTCAAGTAAAGTATCGTCCGCCGTTAAATCGCTGTCAATCCTACACCACTCTTTTACTTCTTCCAAAGTAACGGGCTCGTATGTTGACTGTTCAACAAATCTAACTTCTACTACTGCGTTATACATGATGTTTTGTTAAAAAGCCCTCCCTAAGTAGGAAGGGCTTGTATTATGAACAATGAAAAAAATTACGATGTAGCTTCTAGCAATGCTCTACCGGCTGCGAAAGTACCTTTAACAATAACTTTAGTATCATTTGCGCTAACAAATTGTACTAACTCTTGTTCTAACAAGATTGTCTTTTTGTTTTTGGTAAAATCGTTACCGTCTAATCCGATTTGTATTGTAGCATTTTGTAAGAACTCAACATTTGCAACACTTAAATCACCACCAACAAAATCAAAATCAGTAGTATAAAGTGCAGTTGTTGGGATTAATCTTAAACCACCGATAACAGATCCGTCCGCTGTTTTGAATGGAGGCATTACATAATGTCCGTCCTCACCTTTCGCTACGTCCATAGCTGCTAATACATCTTCTTTTACAAAGATTGCGCTAGGAATACCGTAAGAGTTACGAACTTGTAAAGCAACCGCTCTAATAACATCATAATCGTTTGCATCTGCAACCGTTCCAGCTAAACCGTCGCCAACTAATCCGGCACCACCATCAAATGCAGTAGCATAACCTAATAATCCTGAAAGATTATCGCCGTTACCGTCACCATTGAATAATTGGTTTTCAGTTACGATATCCATACGCTTCATCAAATTATTTTGCACGTAGCTAACTAATTTTGATAAATAACGTAAGAACTCGGTTGTAACTTTACCATGAACGGCAATTTTTTGCGCTTTCTTTTCTCTTTCTTCATAACGAACTGATAACGCTGTTTTATCGTCACCTTCGCCGATAAATATCGGTGTACCTTGTTCGTCTAATTCTTCAATCCACATTGCATAAGGCTTATCTACATTCAAAGCCCCAACGGAAACATTTGAAAGGTATGTCAATATTCTTTTACGAATAGTTGATACAATACCCGTATCGCTTGTTAATGTGTAATGTGACGCACTGCCTACCGCTTCAATCGTATTACTCATACCGATTGTTACAGCGTCTTTAAGAGAGAACCCTTTAAGATTTAATACCAAAGGTGCAGTTTGTTTACCGCCTGATTTAATCATAGCTTCAATCTGTGATTTTACTTCTGGTTCGTTTGCAGCATCGTAAATCGCTTGGCTAAGTGATTTAGGAGTGTGTTGATTCAAATCAATTTTGTTTTTGTTTGCAGCCTGATAATCATTAAAGCCTTTAATAGTGGCTTCTAAATCTGATTGCATTTTTACTAAATCAACGCCGTCTGGTAGTTGTTTAATAGTTGCGATATTTGCGTTAATATCTTCGATAGCTTTTGCTACCGCTGCATCTGTTTGGCTTTTGCTTTCGGCTAAAAATTTATTTTTAGTTTCTTCTAAAGCTGCCAACATTTCTTTTATGTTTTCCACGATTTTTTAATTTAAAATGTTATATAATTTTATTGCTTCAACTACGCTTATCTCCGGCTCAACTGATTTTTCTTCGGGTTGAGTGTCTAATATGATCTGTAATAGTTGTTTTTGTTCGATTAGTAATAACTCAATAGTTTCATCTGTTGCGTCTGTACTTCTACAGAATTTTTCTATTGCAGCCGACTTGGCTATTAACTTATCAATACTGTCCTTATCAAGGGACTTCAAAGACGTTAACGGTGTGTTTTCATTTGCTCCCCATGCTGTAAGGCTTGACCCTTCCCACATTTTTACCTCTGTAATCTCATACCACCCGTTTTTAGGCTTTCTTACGTAATCTTCATACGATTGTAATTGATTGCGTTTAAGTGTCTGAAATCCGATTGAATGCTCGGTAATTAAACCGCTTTCAACCATCTTGATAAAGTCCGTTCCTAGTGTGTGAGTGCCAACATTGCTCTCATACGCTAACCCGGTTGCATCTTCCTTTAATTCAGTCAACACGCCCAAAGGCATATTAACATTGTGATTTTGTAAATGCTTGATACGTGGCTTTGCGGACTTTGGTCCGTTCTCTCTAATTGTTTTAGCGAATGCGCCACGTCTAATTATATCGCCGTCTGCATCTACATTATCAAATGCACTAAAATAACCCGTTACTATTCCTTTTTTGCCGTCAATATCTTTTATCGCACAGCTTAAATCGAATATTTTAGTATCAAATAATTTCATTACACCAAAATTACTTTTTGTAATTACCAATTAATTGCATAATTTAGTGTTAAAAAGTAGCGTATGTCTAAAAAGAGATTCTACAAAGACAAGTCGGTAAAGATTTCTAACGAACATAAAAAAGTAGTTGCCAAAATGAGTGTTAAAAAAAGAATGACGGAAAAGGCTTGGTTAGAGTTGGCTATTGAGAACGAAGAAAAAAATACAGAATAATGGAAAAAGAATTAGTTAAAATACTAGGCTTAGAAGATAAGCCTAAACTTTGGAATGCTAACGGGTTTCCCCGTGATTTCCCTTTTTATGAGTTTGATAAAGATATTTATGTTGTAGATGACGAGTTTTTTACTTATAGAGATATTAACGCTATTATATTTATAGATAATAAAACAAATAAGTCTGTTATTGTAAGTAAAGAATACGTTAAGCATAAATGCTTAAAAAGTTTAGATGAATTTAAAGGCTTAATTTTAAAACAATTAAGTAAATCAAATCAAACTCTTATAACCATTCCCGACCTATCCCTTTGAGGTATTATTAAAATTGTGCATCTGCAATTAATGACTTCTTTTGCTGGAACGGGAAGCCCGTTTTGTTGCGTTCTGTCGCCGGGTTGTCGCATCGTTGCACCGCCAACGTTAAACCAATCGTCTACGCCTATTTTAGTGCCGTCAACTTGTAAATGATCTTTACGTGTTCGGTTATCCATTGTTGCTAACCATTCTTTTTTAACGAGTAAACCGCTTTCTTTCGCTGCCACCATTGCGCCTTTATTTGCAGCCGTAACCGATTCAGTACGGGCAATCATTCGTGAGCGATATTGCGGAATGCCACTATCCATTATTTGTTCTTCAATCCAGTCAATCGAATAACCATTACTAACCGCTTCAACTAATACTTTTTGGATATCTTCTTTAGTTGTGTTGCTTATTTCTTGCGCATCGTTTAAAATATCCGAGTAGTAGTATTGTATCATTAGTTGCCTCATACGTTCACTAAATCCCATTGGGATACGTGCTTTACTTTCTTTCTTTAAATCACTAGCTATCTTTGCTCCGTAGGTGGTTGCTGCATCAATGTATAACTCTTGCAATAATGGTGCTAACTCTACAATATTTACAGCCATTAACGCCGTTGGTTCGTTTCCCGTTTGTTTATAAACATCTAAGAACGCTTTGTTTTGGTTAATGATAACCTCTTTAAACTTTGGCGCATACTTCTTTTCTCTCGATTGTTGAAAGCGTTTAAAACGGTTATAATACTCTTGTTTTGTCATTATCTAAATGTTTATTATAGCAGCTTTCGCAAATATGCACATTCGTATCGGTAGGCTCAAAATCAACAAACATATATCTTTTCCACGCTATCTCTATATCCGTTTGACAAGATGTGCACTTAGTACCTTTGGGTACCATTTCTTCGTTCCACTCAAAACCAACTGATATTTTAATAGGGCTGTTCACGTTTGTAATTTGTTATCGGGTTAAATGGTTTTGGTTCTACTTTTTCGTTTGGATTGATTAATAGTAAGATTTCTTTTTTAAGTCGTTCTCTTCGCCACTTTGCGTTAGCTTCTTTGATACCGCACGTCTCACGTGGGATTGCCTTACTTACTATTTCATCAATTTTACACATCGTCTATAGGTTTAAAGTCATCAAGCATTTGATAACCTGATTTTATAAATGGTCTGTCCATCATTTCATCTTCAATCTTGCCAAAACTAAACGCTTCTAGTATGTGGTTAGGCACCATTACTGGAAGTGTCGCAAATACTTCTGACATTGCTTTTAAATCGTCTTGAAGTACTGTAATCTCGCTTAAATCTACATCTACAAAGTAATTACCAAATGACGGCGCAACGTATTTATTTATCAAGTCACACCATGCGTACACTTCCGGCAAAGCTGCATTGGTGTACATTTGTTTAATCATTTCTTTTACGTTGCTTTCTGTACTAGCTTCGCCGTTGTTGAAGAGTACATCACTCACGCCATAAATATTACAAAGACGTTTAAACGTTCTTACCTCACTCTCTAATACTTGCATATCTACGGGGCTAAGTCCAATTTGAGTGTACGCAATCTTACCAGCTGTAAATAATAATTTCTTAGCGTTATGAGTACCGCTTCCCTCTGTATAAAAGTCTTTCTTTAATGCTCCCGCCGTTTCGCTTCGCATATCCGTAACATTCTCATTACTCACTATCCCACTAATACCGCTATTTTGGAAAGCAGCCGTACTGTAATCGATTTCGTCTGCGTTTCTTTGTAGTACTTTATGAGCAGCTTTTAAAGGACTTAAGCCTATTAACTCGTTTCCGTATGTAGTAAATTCGGGGTTAAAATAACGAGAATGTAAAACATTGTCTTTACTGATATTAATAAGGCTTCCCATTATTAACTGATAACCCGTAATTTCGTGAGGGAATGTATTTGTAATAATCGGGTTTGTAAACTGTGAAGGCATTAACCACAAATTTTGTGTCTTCCCGGCATCAACTCCAAATTCTAAATCATCTTTGAGTATGTAACTATTTCCCGTCAATAATCTAAAAGTAAAAAACCCTTCCATAAATTCGCTTTTAGCGTAAATAGGATTCGGGTTATCGAGCAATCTTACTAATGGGTCGCTTTCTTGTTCTACTAAATCAAAAGCCCTTTCTTTTACTCGCATCATTTTTAATTGATGCTGTGTAGAATAATCTTTGAGTGATTTTAACCTAAGATATTTTTTTAAAGCGGATTTATCTTTAACCTTGTAAACAAGGACGGGTATTGTGTTTGCCGTCTTTGCGATACGTCTTACTATCGAATAAACATCTGCACTACTTAAATATCCTTTGTTGATATTTTCCAACGGTTCGCCATTACCGTAAACGGCAACGCCTCTCATGATTGCGCTTTGCGTATTTTGTAAAGATTGTAACTGTTGATTAACTTGCCGATTTATGGCATCTCTAAATAAGAAGTCTATTACACCCATTTTAGTATATTTGGCAATAAAGTTACAATTTATTTTTGTTTTTCATTTTTTCTTCATAATAATCCGGCAAAACGTAATCAACTACAAACTCGCCTTCGCAATTAAATTTGCCTCTTGTGTATAAAACAGTATTTTGTCTATACCAAAATTCTACGTATTCATCATTTTGGATAGCAGTCATGTTTGCACCATAAAAACCAAACTCATTAAATATTTCTTCCCACCACGTTTGCCATTGTTCGTTAATGTGTCCGTTACCGCCTTGATACGGTATTGCAGCCGAGAACAGAACAGTATTAGAAGTTGAACAAAGAAACTTAACCAAGTCCTTTGCACGTTCAATCGGTAAGTGTTCGGCAACTTCCATACAAATAGTTAAATCAAATGTTCCCACTTTGGGGAAGTCTTTACTTAAATCACATTCAATAAATTCTACACCTTCGTAAAGAGCATCGATAGGTATGTTGTAATCGATCCCAGTCCATTTGATGTTAGGTTGTACCCAAGCACCAACACCACAACCTACGTCTAATACTGATTTTGGTTTTATACCAAAACTATCAAATATTATCTTTGCCGACCTTGCCGAACCTTCGCTTATTTCTTTGTAATACTCTGCACTGTAAGGATGTACCCACTCCCAAGTATTTACATATTCTCTTAACTCTTGATCAGTCATTAAACGCATCTTTTCGAGCTCATCATGATTCGCTTTGAAGTACGGGTTTTTATTACAGCTATCAGGACCACGCCAATGCTCAATGTGATAAAGCTGCCCTTTGATTCGTTTGCAGTTATACCCAAGTCGGTTAAACCGCTCCCATCTATCAACGTCTTCGGGTCCGTAACTGATCATGTACTCGCATTCCATACCACCGCTAATAAATGATTTCTTTTTGAACATTACGCAACCGCCAACACTTCCAAAGGACGGACGGCTAATGTATTTCTTTTGGTAGATGCCTATATCTAACCGCTTTTCCAAGTCAGGGAACAAAGTCCGTTGCACACCAGTAAACCGTCCATCGAAAGGTAATACCATATCCGTATCGTTACGTAGTGCTTGTACTGC